ATGAAAGAAATCAAACTGCTGATGGAGCACATTGAGGATGAGCTGGAGGACGCGCACACCTACGCAGAGCTGGCCGTGGAATACAAGCACGACGACCCGGAACTGGCAGACCTGTTTTACAGGCTGAGCGGGGAGGAAATGAACCACATGAACGCCCTGCACAAGGCCGTTGTTTCCCACATTGAGGAATACCGCAAGCAGAAGGGCGAACCGCCTGCGGCCATGATGGCCGTCTATGAGTACCTGCACAAGCGAGATATTGAGCGGGCGGAGAACGTCGGAGTGGTGCAGGGTATGTATAAAAAATAAAGAAACACGCCCTGCCAATCAAGGCAGGGCGTGTCTTCTGGTTTGGATGAAAACCATTCCCACAACGGTAATTGTGTTCGGATTTGCGTCCAATGGAGCAGGTTGCGTCCTAAAATCCGAACACGGTACTTTTGCGGGAATTGGCACACGATATGTCCTCGTGGGGATTTGCGTCAGGCGGTAGGCGTACACGAGTTTCAGGAATCCCGGCTCATCATCGTAAACGGTGACGGAATTTACAAGCATTTCAATAAGCATGGCTTTCTGGGTTTCCAGCGGAACCGCCTTTTCTCTTACCGCTTTCAGATAAACCACGACAGACTCCTTTGTGAGCGGAATCACGCCGCGTTCTTCATCGGATAGTTGTGTAGACAGCCCCTTTTTCTGGGCTTCCAATTCGGCAAGCCTTTCCACAATAGCGTCCGGCGCAACGGAAGCACATTCAAGCGCTTTCGTCAGATTGCGGATTTTATTTTCAATTTCAGAAATCTTTTTTCGTATGACCGGAATCTGTGTATTCTTCTGAATGTCTTCCTCTGACTGCTGGGCGGCTACTTCTGCCACAAATTCGATAATTTCGTCTGTCAGTACGTCAAGGGCGTCCTGAGCTACCACATCTTCCAGCCAGTCCTTCGGGACTGGCTTTTTTTCACAGCTGTTATGATGCTTGCGGGTCGCGCAGGAGTAATAATTGTACATTTTCCCGGATTTTCCGCGCCCGCACTCGCCTGTCATTGGAGCGCCGCAGTGACCGCAGAAAATCTTTCCGGCAAGAAGATACGCCACTTTTGCTTTTCCACGGGCAGGGGCAGCTTCGTTAACCTTCAAGCGGGATTGAACGGCAATCCACGCATCGTCGGCAATAATTCGCGGGATGATGCCCTCCCGCCGCATTTCCTTGTACTTATATACGCCTATATATTTCTCATTCCGGAAAATATTTTTGAAACTGCTCTTGTTGAATTCTGCGCCGCTTGCTGTCCTGTAACCCCTGGCGTTGAAGTCTGCGCAGATCGAGGCGGCTGTTTCCCCGTCACCGTATCGGGAAAACGCTTCCTTCACCAATGGGGCTGTCAGGGGGTCAATGACGTACTTTTTATTTTCAATTTTATATCCCAGTGGGATTTGACCGCCCAAACAATTTCCCTTAATGGCAGATTCCCGCATTCCCCTGGTTATTTTTTGGGACAGCTCTAGAGAATAATATTCCGCCATACCTTCCAGCAGGGCTTCCAGAATCACACCCTCGGGGTTCTTGGAAATGCCCTCTTTCGCGGATTCCACGTTGCAGCCGTTCTTACGGAGCCGCATGCGGGCAATGGCGCTGTCTTCCCTGTTCCGGGCAAATCTGTCCAGTTTGTAAACCAAAACGGTTTTCCATGACGATCTGGCGCTGTCAGCAAGCATCTGCTGGAACGCTGGCCGCTTGTCCATGCTTGCGTGGGCGGAAATCGCCCGGTCAACATAAATGGCGGCAACCCGATAGCTGTGGTGCTTGCAATAGGCTATCAGCTCCCGGAGCTGCCCTTCGATGGACTGCTCTGTCTGCCGGTCGGAGCTGTAGCGCATATACAGGCAGCAGACCGCCTCGCAGTCCGATGAAAGAACGGAGGGATTATCCGCAAACTGCTGTCTTTCCTCCGGCGTAAGAGCCGATAGATCAATTGGTATTGTTTGCATCGTGTTTACTCCTTTTTGCGTTTCGCTTTATCACAGTTCGGACGATATACAGGCATGTTCCGATAATGAAAAAGGCCGCGACATAAACGATCGGCGAGGCGTGGCCGGACTGGAACAGGCCAAGATTCGGGTTTTGCATATCCAGAAAGACATATACCATAAGGAAGATGCCGAACAGAACCGCAAGCCCTGCGGCTCCATAAGTCACATGCTTCCAGTTATACCGGACGGCGGATATTTCTTTATCCATCATGTGGCTGCGCTCTTCCAACCGGGAGATGGCGTTATCTTTTTCCGAGATAAGTTCTTCCTTGTGTGAAATTTCGGTTTTCAGCCGTTCGATTTCCACACTCTGGTCTTGCTTCGGCGGGGACAGCTCCATCAGCTCATCCAGGGACAGACCAAGGTCAATGGCAATGGCGGTCACGTCATAGATACTTGGACCCGCCAGGTGGCCGGAGAAGAACTTTTTAACCATGGATTCACTCAGCCCTGTGCTGTCGATAATCTGCTGATTGGTTTTGTGCTGTTCCTCCTTTGCCCATTTCATCTTTGTGGGCAGATTATCACAAATTGTCGATATTTGTTGTATTATTTTCCGTTTTTCCATTTTCTGCTCGCCCTTTCCGAAAAAATCCTACGAATTACGCTGAAAACGACTGAATTACCCGGATGCACCTTTACGTCACCACCGGCTAAACAGTATTATCATACTAGCCAAAGGTAAGGGACACACCATTCCGGCGGCGAGCCCCGTCACCTTGTGGCACGGGTGGCGGGGCGATTCAAAAAATTTTTTGAAAACCCCTAATTAGTCCGTTTTATTGGACAGATGGTATGTTATAACTATCGCACAAGCCGAACAAGCGTTCGATAATGATAAAAAGTAAAGGAGAGGTAGAAATGACAGCGGACGAAAAGGGCTTTATCAGCGTTTACCGGACATTAACAGACGAAAACAAACGGAGGCTTCTGCGCTTCCTTTCTGATCTGCTGTCCAAACGGCCACCACTTGATAAAACCGCAGATTGTGGTATAATAAGTGATGAAACCAACAAAAAACCAACTGTGGAGGTGTAAAAATGTGCAAGCCGGTAACTTCTACGGAAGAAATCATTGAGGCTATCAAGAAGGGTGTCAGGTCTGCGAATTTGCCCATTCGTGATACTGACGAAGAAGGGCCTTTGTTGAAGCAAGAGAAATCTTCACAATCAGAGAAATGTCATCCTGTGAAAGAGTGATCTCATCGTTCCAAGATTCACTTGTGAATTTCAAAATGTCCTTTAGAACATCCTCGTTGTGCATAGACGCATACAACATAAATCCGTCATAATCTAATTTCATGCTATTTACCTCCGTTCTGTTTGTCTTTAAGGGAGAGGGCATAGGCGTACAATGCCCCCTTTTCCTCTGTAGATAAAGAGCGGTACATCCGAAGAATATTTTCCTCCCCGATGTCATTAGGCATCGGGGCTTTTTCTGTTTCCGGGGCTTCTTCGGAGAAGTAGGAGACAGGTACGCCGAAGTAGTCGGAAACACGTTTTAAGTTCGCAGACCTAAGCGTTGCTCCACTCTTCCACTTTGTGATTGATGAACGCGCAAATCCCAACTCATCAGCGACTACAGAAGGGGACTTATTCTTTTGGTTGCATAGTTCCAAAAACTTATCATAAAACATAGCTAAATTTCCTCCATACACTTTGTACAATTATACAAAGTGAATTAAATATCGTTTTCGCTATTGACAAAGTGAACTAAGTGAATTATAATAGCCCCATGAACACCGATTCCAAAAAGGGTGCAGAAAATCACGGGGTATGAAATCCGAGTTTTCGGAAATTCAAACTCCGGCGAGTAGCGGATGGTTTATTGTTTCGGCAAATTCAGTATACCATGCGCTACTCAGATTTTCAAGTCTTTTGTGGAAAAAATGTTCAGAGATTTCATCTAAGGAGGAGGGACAAATGGATGGCAAAACTGAACCTCCCGCAGTCTTACGGGGAGCGGGAGAAACTGGCAAAGTATATCCGGCAGACGCTGAACACCTACAATCTTCGGAACAACTGGCTGATTCAGCAGCTTCGGAGCGAGGGCTTCATCATCTCCAAGACCCAGCTGTGCGACGCGCTGGCACTTCGATACACCGCCCCGAAGGTGGACGAGTTTCTGGCCAGAGCGGAGCAGATTTGCAAGCTGTACGAGCAGAGCTACTTCGGTCAAACGCGATCCGGGAGCTTGGGCAGCGGGTCAGAGCATTCATGAAAGAGCAGCCGGACATCTACGAGCGGATTTACCGCGAGACATACGGCAGAGCGCCGAACTTTTGAAAGGAGTAATTTATGGCGAAATACAAAGTTGGGGATAAGGTGCGGATTGTAGACCACCGAACCGATAACATGCACCATTTCGGGAAAATGGACAAGTGGCTGGGAAAAGTTATGACGATCAGAGAATGCCTTTTGTCCGGATACTGGATGGAGGAAGATTACGGCGAAAATATCGGATTCGGCTGGCGCTGGGATGATAGCATGATTTCCGGCCTTGCGGAGCCTGAGCGGGAACCCTGCACCGTGGAACTCCGCTTTGACGGGATGATTACCACGGCCGCCCTGAAACGGGGCGGGCGGGACGTGAAGACCGCAGAAGCCCGGTGCAATCCGAAGGATACCTACAGCAGAGCGGAGGGCGCGAGGGCCGCCGTTGAGCGGCTGTTCGAGAAGAAGCGCAAGGAGGACAAGCCGAAGATCGGGGACAAGTTCGTTGTCACGGTAAAGGGCGGTAGGTTTGACCACGGTTTCGACATCGGTGACATTGTTACGCTGATAAATATCCAGCAGGACGGATGTTTCGGCTTGGTTGACAAGAGCGGCTTCATACAAGTACTTCATCCGAGTGAGGTTCGCCCCTACAAGGAGAAATCCAAATGATGCCGAACGAGGTTGCCCAGCTTCGCACCGTGGCGGAGATATTCCGCCGCTTGCGGGAGGAAAACGTTAAGTTGCGGGAATCCTTGGGCATGGAAACGGAGGAACGCAAGGCGTTTGACGATGAGAACGTGGAGCTTTTCGATGTAGTCCACAAAAACCACGACAGGAGGTGAACGATATGGCAAGCAGAAATAAGCCCGTGGATGCCCGGTGGGAGCCGGTGCCGGAGAACCGGAAGCCGTTCAATATCAAGGAATGCGTTTTCCATGTTCTCCCCTATGCGGGGCTGAATCTGGTGCTTTTCTGGTGGCAGCAGGCCGATTTGCTGGCAGACAAGGCGGCAGTTCCCGCAATGTGGGTATGCGCCATCCTGATGGGTGCCGGTATCGGGCGTTGCATCAGAGGGCGATAAAAAGCCGCCCCCGATGTTACAGCACCGGGGACGGCAAGCGATATAAAAACTCTACCATTTACAGTATATCAAATGGAGGAAGGAAAGTCAATGGATGATGTTGGTGTGAATCCGGATTACGATTATTTGTACGATCCACAGGCAACGGACAGCAGCATTCCGGTGTGCATCTGCTGCGGGAGAACCGTAGGACACAGATACTGGAAAATCCGGGACGATGCCATTTGCGACCTCTGCATGGACAGCCGGGAGGAATGGCGGGAGATTTCCTATGATTGACAATACCACTTACAAAATCATGCTCATTCGCGTGAAAACCCCCGTTTCCATGGCGAGGGCGCTTATAGCGTATCTGGAACGAATGGGGCTTGCTTACCGGATTGAGCAGTACGAGGAGGAAAAGAAATGCTGAAAAGCTACGCAGAAATGCGAAAAATTGACGTGAGTAAAGAATGCGATAAGCGAAAGGCAAAAGACGACAGGGGGCGTGAAATCGAAGTCCCTTATCTGAATTGGGCAAAGTGTGTGGAGCTTCTGCACAAGAACGGCGCTGATGTGGTGTACTTCGAGCCGTGTGTAAATGCCAACGGTTCCAGCCTTTTCATGAGCGATCAGGTGTTTACCGACAGCAAGGGAAACACAAACCGCTGCTACGAAGTCCGGGTAAAAATCGTGATCGATGATTTGGAGTTCGAAGCACAGTACCCGCTTATGAACGGCAGCAACCCGGTAAAAGATAATTCCCTCACCCAGCAGCGGCTATGGAATGCTCAGGCAAGGGCATTCGTCAAGGGCGTGGCAATGCGTACCGGCTTAGGTTTTGGGCTGTGGCTGGACGATATGGATTCCAGAGATGATGAACCCGAGGACTTGAGCCGCCATAATCTGTTCGCTATCAAGGAACGTCTGCAAATCGCCTATACCCGGCTTATCAAGCGTGGTATGTCCACTTCCGATATTGCGGAAGCGGTAGGTATGACGGAGGACGAGGTAAAGATCATTTTCACCTACTTCGATCAGCTGAACCGCTTCGAACAGAAACTCAACGCCTTATGATCTCAAATCATGATCGTTCCGGGTACATAGGAGCCAGCGATACGGCCTACGTGGTAGGAAACTGGAAAACAAAAACATGGCTTTCGTGGTGGATGCAGAAACTTGGCATAAATCGAGATCATTTCGATAATCGGTACACGCTGGCCGGGACGAATTTCGAGCATCGGATTTTGAAAAGTCTTGGTATCCAGGGGCTTCGTCTGGACGAGCAGATTATACATGAAAATTTGAAACTCCGGGTGAACTTCGACGGGCTGACAAACGACTGCACCTACGAATGCAAAACTTTCAAGACAGAAAATGGCTGGAAGATGCCGAAGAAATACTGGCAGCAAGTTCAAGTGGAAATGTACGCCGCTGGTATCAAAAAAGGCCAGATCGTCGCGTATGGCCTGGAAGATGCAGATTATGACAACTTCCTCCTCCCCATCGACCACGGGAGACTGAAACTGGAATATATCGCTTATGATTTCGAATGGATAGATATGGTATACCTCCCCAAACTCCGAGTTCTGGGGGATGCACTGGGAAAAGGGGTGCTCCCTATGGAGGCGCGCAATGGGTGATATTACATTTCGTGAAATAAAACTCGAGGGCGGCTGGCTGATGGTGCGACCGGAAAGGCAGGATTTGGGGAAGGCCATGGCCTTGGTTCGCAAGCACAAGAATCGGCTCTACGATCTGGATGTCAAGGAGCACCGGGAAAAGCGGAGCCTGGACGCAAACGCCTATGCCTGGGTGCTGATTCACAAGCTTGCCGCCGCTATGGGGATTCCTCCGGTTGAGGTCTACCGGAACGCCGTTCGGGTCGTGGGAGACAATTACACGCCTATGTGCGTCCGGGAGCAGGATGTAGAGCGGTTCACACGGAGCTGGCAGAAAAACGGCCTTGGATGGCTGGTGGACAGCCTGGGCGCGTCTCAGGTGCCTGGGTGCCGGAACCTGGCGGCATACCACGGCTCCAGTACCTACGACACCAAACAAATGGCGCGGCTGATCGACAATCTGATACAGGACTGCAAGGCGCTGGACATTGAAACCCTGCCCCCGGACAAGCTGGAACTGCTCAAGGGGGAATGGCGTTGAGGAAGGACACCAAAGCGAGGGATTTCACCCGGGGCGAGAAAATGGCGATTGCCCAGCGGGACAGCATTGACGGCTGGACGTGCTGTGTATTCTGCGGCGCTCCCGCCCCTGCCCCTCTGGCATGGAGCAACGCCCACTACATATCCCGGGCGCAGGGAGGGCTTGGCATTGCCCAGAACGGGCTTACCCTCTGCCCCAGATGCCACAACCGGTACGACCAGACCACGGCAAGAATGAAAATGAGGGCGTATTTCCGGGAATACCTGATGGGCATTTATCCCGACTGGAACGAAAACGATCTGATTTATAGGAAGGAGAACACATGAATAATTGTCAATTTGTCGGTCGGCTCACCGCCGACCCGGAACTGAGAAGAACACAGGAGGGGACGGCGGTCTGCTCCTACAGCCTCGCCGTCAAGCGCCCAATGGCAAAGGATGCCACCGATTTTCTGGATTTCGTCACATGGCGGCAGGGGGCTGAGTACCTGACGCAGTACGGCCATAAGGGCGACATCGTAGCCGTTTCCGGAGCGCTGCAAGCCAGGGACTGGACGGACAAGAACGGGAACAAGCGCCGGGCGTTTGAGGTAGTGACCACAAGCGTTGAGTTGCTTTCCAGCAAGCGCAATTCTCAGGACACCGCCAATACCGGAACGGTGCAAAACGCCGGATACGGGCAGCCCAGCGCCCCACAGCAGACGAACCGGGGGAACGGATACAGCACACCGGCGTATCAGGCTCCCGCCCCTGCGGCGAACTTCGCAGAGTTGGAAGACGACGACGCGAAATTGCCGTTCTAGGCCGGAAAAATCAATCTTTCCCTAAAAAGATTGACAGTATAGTTTGCATTTTCCCTTGGCGGTGGGAGGTGAAACCGCCAACTCCAAAGGAAGGAGCGAAAACGTGACGATTGAATTTACGATTCCCGGCGTTCCGCAGGGGAAGGAGCGCCCCCGCTTCACCCAGAACAGTGCGACATACACCCCAAAGAAAACGAAGGACTATGAAAAGCTGGTGGCATGGGCATACCAGTGCGAAGCCCACGGGGCAAAGTTCACCGGCACTATCCGGGTTGACATTGCGGCAATCTACCCCGTTCCCCATTCGTGGAGCAAGCGCAAGCAGGCCGAAGCGATTGACAATCGGATTCTTCCCATGGTGAAACCCGACTGGGACAACATAGGCAAGATTGTGTGTGATGCTCTGAACGGTATCGCCTACAAGGATGATGCCGCTATCACAGACGCCACAGTCTGCAAGCGGTACGGCACCCGCCCATGCGTGGCGGTTCGCCTCACCGGAGAGGAGGCACCCCGTGACACAGTGTGAGCGTATCCTGCGGCATTTGCAGGACTATGGGAGTATCACCCAGGCCGAGGCTGTTACCGAGTACGGCTGTTACCGGCTGGGTGCAAGGATCTGGGATTTGAAAGCCCAGGGCGTTCCCATCAAGAGCGAAACCGTCACCGGGAAGAACCGGTACGGGGAGCGGACGTGCTTTGCAAGGTATTCGCTGGTGAAGGAGGTGAATGCGCAATGAAATATGACGTTATCGTCACCGATGCCGAGGATATCTTTGAATTGGATGGCATTCAAGATAATCTTCTCCGACTGAATAATATATCCGAAGAAGAAGTAAAACACATAGTTGACATTTTTGGCAGTCGCGGCCTTCAAGTTGTTCTATTCCCTAGGATGGTAAGCGAGGAGTAAACTATGGCAATCAAAAGCGGACTTGATTTCTTTCCGCTTGATGTTTGCTTGGACAAGAAATTTGAACTGATAGAAGCAGAATATGGCTTGACAGGATTTGGTGTAATCGTTCACTTGCTGCAAGAGATATACGGCAAAGAGGGTTATTACATTGAATGGACAGAGGAGGTTGCGCTTTTGTTCGCCCGAAGATGCGGGCTGGGTGGGAGCGTCGTTTCCGAAATAATAGAGGCTTCTATCAGACGAGGGATGTTCGACAAAGAGATATATGACAAGTATCACGTTCTGACTTCACGGGGAATTCAGAAGCGGTACTTCGAGGCAGTCAGCCGCCGTAAAAGTCTTGAAGTCGATTACAACATCCTTCTGGTCGAGTGCGCCAAAATTTGCCCCAATGTAAACATTTCAAGCAGAAATGTCAACATTTTCTCAAAAAATGCTGACATCCAAAGACATAGTAGAGTAGAGGAGAGTAGAGTAGAGGAGAGTAGAGTAGAGAAAAGTAGAGTAAAGGAGAGTATAGGCGCGGAGCCGGACACCGCCTCCACGCCACCGGTGTGCCAGATCATGCTGAATGATAAATCCCTTTACCCTGTTTTTCAGGCTGACGTGGACAAATGGGCAGAACTCTACCCCGCCGTTGATATCCTGGCAGAGCTTCGGAAAATGGCCGGGTGGTGTGACGCCAACCCCTCCAAGCGGAAAACCAAGGGCGGGGTACAACGGTTTATCAACGGCTGGCTTGCCAAAGAGCAGGACAGGGGCCGCGCTGGGTCAGCACCACCGGTTAGGCGCTATGGAAAGCCTGATATTCCAAAGGGCGCGTCCGGCGAGCTGGGGGACGCTGAGCTGGAAGCCATACGGCAGGTTCTGGCGGCGGGCGCAGATGAAAGAAGGGATGCGTTATGAGAGAAAAACCCGGCCAGTGCAGCGATTCGGGAAGCCCCTTTTGCAGGAACTGCACGCGGGACGATTGCCCCACCAACGGGGACGGCTGCAAGGCATGGGAAATGTATTTCATCGATAACTGGAACAAAAACATCATGAAACTATGGAAAAACCACAAAAAACAACGCCAATTTTTTCGGTATGAACACCCGGATTTGGTGAGAGAGGGGGTTGTTTTTGAGCATGAGCAAGGCGAAAATGTACGGCTGTTTCAAGCCGGTGAAGCGGAATTGCACCCCGCCCCGGTGGGGGAAAGTTCCTCGGGGGAATAAAGGAAAACAGAAAGGAAATGGGAAATGAGCAACGTTGTAGAACAGCTTACGCCAAACCCAGTAAACCACAAGCATGGAGAAAATGGGTGCTGCAAAAACCCAAGGGCATGGGAAATGGAAATGATGCACCAGGTATGGGCCGCCGGCCTCCACGATGCGGCCAATTGCTTTCAGGATGCGCTGGAAGCAAAGTGGAAGCTTGAATCTCAGCGAAAAGGGAAGCCGAAAACAAACAGTGATAAAATCCGGGCAATGACGGATAAGGATTTGGCATATGCTATTTGCGATTGTTTAAGTTGCACTATGTGTCCAGCTGAAAAGTTTTGTGCGGAAAACGAGGTGCCTGGCCCGTTGGCACTTGAGAACTGGCTGCGCTCCCCGGTGGAGGAAAGCGAGAAATGAACCACCTAGGCGATATTACCAAAATCAACGGTGCAGCTGCTCCAATCGTTGATTGCGTGATCGGAGGTAGCCCCTGCCAAGACCTGAGCATTGCCGGAAAAAGAGCCGGGCTTGCCGGGAAACGGTCGGGACTTTACATGGAGCAGATTCGAGTGATAAGGGAGATGAGAGAGCATGACAGAGCAAATGGACGGTCAGGTGAGTTTATTCGCCCCAGATACATGGTCTGGGAGAACGTCCCCGGAGCATTCAGCAGCAACCACGGAAAAGACTTCGCCGCAGTCCTCGAAGAAGCGGTCAGGGTCATCGAGCCGGAAGCGCCCCCTGTTCCTGTTCCTGAAAAGGGATGGCCAACCAGCGGATGCCTTATGGGCGACAGATGGAGCGTTGCTTGGAGAGTTCTCGATGCGAAGTTTTGGGGAGTCCCCCAGACACGGCGTAGAATCGCGCTTGTCGCAGATTTTGGAGGACAATCCGCACCAGAAATACTATTTGTCCGCAAAGGCGTGCCGGGGCATTCTGAACCGGGCGGCACGGCGGGGAAAGGACTTGCCGGAGGCGCTGAAAGCGGCACTTCTTTCGCAGTCAGAATCCGGGGGGGCTGTGACGGAGGCGGAAAGGGAGCCTTAGTACAGACGGAAGTCTCTGGGACTTTGGGCTGCAAGAACGACCAGACGGTGTTCTGCTTGCAGGGAAACGGCATCGACCGGGCAGACACCGCAAGATGCAACGGAAAAGGATGGAAGGAGGATGTGTGCTACACCCTGAATACCATCGACCGACCGGCGGTGTGCGCTGGGTTTAAGCTGGGGAACAGCGAAAAAGCAAGGAGTATCGGATATTGCGAGGAGCGAGCGCCGACTCTGAACGCGGAATGCGGCGGGAATAAGCCTGCAATACTGGACATGTCCCACGCCTGTGATGTAATCCGGGATTGCGGTGGCACTTCTCCATCCTTGCAGGCCAGAATGGGGACGGGTGGGAACCAAGTACCGCTGGTGGCGTATGGAATCGGAAATGGCCAAGTAAACGAAGCGGCTACCCCGGCATTTGAAAAGGCGCAAACCCTTAATACAATGCACGATGCGCAAGCGGTATTCTGCCAAGATGTTGCCCACACGCTGAAAGCGAAAGCCAACCTGGATTTTCGAGAGGACAGCGAAACCTACCCAGTCCAAAGCGGAAAAGTGCGCCGCATGACCCCGCTGGAATGCGAACGGCTACAGGGCTTCCCGGACGGATGGACGGACATCGGGGAATGGGTAGACAGCAAGGGCAAGACCCACAAGAAAAGCTCCGACAGCAGCCGCTACAAGGCTCTGGGAAACTCCATTGCCCTCCCGCCCTGGAAATGGGTACTGAAACGGATTTGCGCCCAGTACGAACGGGATGCAACCATGGCAAGCCTTTTTGACGGAATCGGTGGTTTCCCGCTGATTTGGGAGCAGCTGAACGGGAAAGGAAGCTGCCTCTGGGCGAGCGAGATCGAGGAGTTCCCCATGGCCGTGACGAGAAAGCATTTTGGATAACACAAGCCCGGGGCAACCCGGGCGGGAAGGAGATAACAATGGATGAAATCAAATTGAAGCCCTGCCCGTTTTGCGGAGACAAGGGCGTTATGCAGAGAAACGGTCACTGCTTTCGGGTATACTGCCAAAATAGAGACTGTCCGATTGAACCAAGAACACATTGGTTTTTTAATCATCTATCAGCAATCGAAACATGGAATAGGAGGGCTGAAAAATGGACGGAATCGAATTGAAGCCATGCCCGTTTTGCGGGGGTAAGGCAGAGTATATAATCAACAGCAACTACGAACGTTGCACAACGCATGGATGGCAATTTGGCATCAAGTGTACTAACTGCATGATTGAACTGCCTATGAGAGATTTCATCGTAACGGCGGACTTGAAATCGAATGGGAAAATTGCGTTTGCCAAAGACGATCGTAAAAAGGCCGCCGATATGTGGAACCGGAGGGCTGACAATGGCTAAATCGGTACTTATCAGCATCCGCCCGGAGTGGGTGGAGAAAATCCTGAGCGGGGAAAAGACGCTGGAAGTCAGAAAGACCCGTCCGAAACTGGAAGCGCCTTTCAAGGTTTACATTTATTGCACTGCCGGAAACCTGAGTTACAAAGTTAAAGTTAATGGCGGGATGGTATGCAATGTGAGCGGTGGGAAAATAGTTGTCGGTGAGTTCGCATGTGACAACATAGCAACGTACAACTACGATTACTGCCCGCACCCGGAAATCGGAATGGATTACGACTGCGGTGATAGTTGGTGGGAGATTGACGACGAGGATTTGAAATCTGCATGTCTAACAGAGAAAGAATTTCGGTATTATGCGTTCGGAAGGGAGGCAATGTACGGCTGGCATATCTCCGACCTGAAAATATACGATACGCCGAAGGAACTGCCCCAGTTCCGGAAATGTTGCGGTACTCAGGATTGCGATAAATGCCAGCTTTGGGAAAATACCGGTGAATACGCTGGTTGCCTGACAAGCGAAGAACGCCGTTTGAATCGTGCGCCCCAGAGTTGGTGCTATGTGGAGGAACTATAATGGCTTTACGTAAACTTGCTCTAATGCACCGGTTTTTCGGCGTTTTGGATGGGCATACGTGCCGGGAGTGTAGCAACTTCATAAAGGGCAAGTATCACGATAAAGTGCTTTGCAAATGCAAAGTATACGGGATTACCCATAGTGAAGCGACGGACTGGGCGGGACGATGGATGGCTTGTGGGGCATTCAATCGGGCAATAAGCCGCAACCCCCTTGTGAGAGAAGTCGTCCCGGAACGGAAGCGGAAAGAGGCCGACAATACGCCCATTGATGGGCAGATTACTTTGGAGGAATTGAAATGAGTGATTACATCAGCCGGGAGACAATTAAAGATACCATGCTGCGATATGGTTTTAAGGCTCCGGATATGACCGTTACCGAGTTTGTAGAAGACGAGTTGCCCGCCGCCGATGTGGAGCCGGTGCGGCATGGGGAGTGGTTGCGAACCGACGATGATTGGAGCAGTCTTGTAACAATCCAATGCTCTGCCTGCGGCGGAGAATGGTGCTTTGAGATTGACGAGGATGTGCAGCTGCTGGGGTACAACTACCGCCCGGGGTGTGGGTGCAAAATGGATTTGGAGGAGAACGATGACAATTGACCGAGCAATTGAAATCCTGAACCCGGAACACCGGGAGCATTATGACGGAATGGACGAGGTAAACGAAGCCTGCCGGATGGGCATGGAGGCGTTGAAGCGGACAAGGTGGATTCCGGTCAGCGAGAGACTGCCGGAGGACAAAATTAGGAGTTATCTGTGCTGGTACGAATACTTCCGTTATGGCTCCTACAATGCGATGTACCAAACTTGCGGTATCGGCTATTACTGTAACGGTAGATGGGGCGGCGAGGTAGCGCAGGGACAGAAAGCGAAGGTTTTGGCTTGGATGCCGCTTCCTGAACCGCCGAAGGAGGAAAACGATGAAACGATTGACGGTTGAACACTGGCAAAATCTTGATCCGTGGGAATGCTGCGGGCAGGATAACTATTGCATACGCCCCAGCAATAAGCCGGGTGGGTGCCGAAATGGCTGCATCGTGCAGAAACTCTATACTCGCCTTGCACAATATGAGGATACGGGGCTTTCGCCGGAGGAAGTAAAAACGGAGCGATGGATTCCGCGCAGTGAGAAATTACCTGATGCCTTCGCATCCGTTCTGGTTGAAATGCCCGGTGAAGAGCCATTCCCGATAGTGCGAGAAGGCTACATATCCGATGATGGAACGTGGGTAGCAGGGAACTTTAAGCGAGAGCCGGGAGAAATTACGCGCTGGAGGCCAATGCCTGCGCCACCGAAGGGAGGCGATGGAGAGTGACAGACTGTTTCAACTCCAGTTGCCCTTTCCGGGATAATTGGAGCAGCAACCCCTACAAGTGCGAGTGCGTGGCTTGCCCCAACAGGGTTACAAAATCACATATTATCATGAGCAACCGAACGCTGGTGCAAGAAGAAATTAAATATCTTACGAAAAATGGAGGTATTGGAAATGAGTGAAAGGCAAGAACACCGCCAGCGCCTTAATGCTAGAATTGCTTACGCCGCCGCTATTGAGCGGTGGGCGAAGAATCAGCCGTCACGCATTCGGTTCTTTGCCGTCAGACGCTGGCTGAAAGAGATGCCGAGGAAGGAGAATTTTTATGAGGCTGATTGATGCTGATTTACTTACAACTGAGATTATAAAAATTTCTGGCGTTATACCTAATTTTAATGAGGATGTGGCGCTTTGCTCGGTCGATAGCATGCCCACCGTGCGAGCTGTATCACTCGCAGAGTTTACGTGTGTGCAGAAGCAGCTGATTTCGCGCAACGCCCAACTGCTGGACGCGAAAGAAAAAATGAAATCCATGGTGCCGGTTGTCAGGTGCCGGGACTGCATTACATTTGAGGAAATAGGCAAGCACCCCACCAACAATGGAGGAACACCATTTGGGTATTGCTATCATTGGCAATATGAGCAGGGCATGTCCCCAAATGAGGTAGACGGCAATGATTTTTGCAGTTATGGGGAGCGAAAGGTGGATGAAAATGGAAGAACTTAACGGCTACACCCCACCTGCCAGCTTGAATTTAAGCGACTTCCAGGATGCTATCGGAGATGCCGTAGTACAGGCGATTATAAAAATTGGTATCCGGGTGAATCGGGAAGAACTTCTGAAAGCTCTGAAATATGACAGAGACAGGAAAAATAAGGAATTGGAGGTACATGAATAATGGCAGAACAGAATTTCAAATTTGATGATGCGTTACTTATGAAGACTGCACGCGAGATGCTTGCAAAAAAATTGACCGAAACAGTGAAAGAGGTCGCCAAGTCCGGGAAATGGGAGATAACCGCCATCGAGCAGGAAGAATCTGACCCGGAAAAGATTCTCCGGAGGATGTTTGCAAAATACGCCTACGGCAACGTCCCGGAGTGGTTCGCCTCTGCGGTATCTGCGACGTTCTATGTGCTGTCTGTGGACAAGGGAAAGGGGATTGAGTGTATTTCCGTCTTGCACACGGCAACGGAACGGGCACCGGCTGAAATTCGGATGACGGCGCAGACAAAACTGCTTAGGGTATGCCAAGAAACCGGGATGCTCGACGGGATTGGGAGTTTTCCTGTTCTCTAGGGGGCAACATGGAGTACAAGGACGGCAGGAAGTACTGCATCGGGTGCCGGTATTTTTTCGGATACTACGAAGGCAGCCGGTGCTGTAATTACATATTCGTCAGCGGGGAAAAGCGGCCTTGCCCGCCTGGGAAGGATTGCACCGAAAGGAGAAAGAAAACGAAAAACAGGAGACGGAATTTAATATTATAGCTTTATCCCTGTATAGTATATAATATAATCTTATATCTTGTAGTGTGTATGTGTTATGGTAAAGAATATAAGTAAATCTACTAAGATAGTAAAGGAGGACAACGACTTTGGCGGAAAGCAATAAACTCAAAAAGAAGCCTTATCAAGTTCCTGATCTGGAACCAGGAGACAACACCAAGTACATTAACCATTCCATGACTATCATGAAGTGGGACAAGCCGGACATGGACAGCTTGGAGGCGGTACAGAAACGGTGCTTCGACTATTTCAGCCTGTGCGCTGAGAACGATATGAAGCCGACTTTCGCAGGATTCGCTTTAGCTTTCGGTGTGGACAGAATGACCATGTGGAGATGGTGCAATAATCAGCCTAGAAGCAGGGATTTAAGCGACTCTGTGCGTGACACTATCAAAAAAGCGAGGGATTTAATCAACGCTCAGATGGAGGATTTCATGCAAAATGGCAAGATTAACCCCGTTGCCGGAATTTTTTTGATGAAAAACAATATGAACTACACCGACCAGCAGGAAGTGGTCTTAAAGCCGGATAATCCGCTTGGAGAGCGGGCAGACCCGGAGAAGCTGCGGCAGAAGTATCTGGAAGATGTTCGCGGTAGCGGTGCGACTATCATTGATGCGGAGGGTGGAACGGAATGAGAGAAAAGACGGAATACGCCATCGAACGAATGTGCACAGAGGTTGCCCAAATCCGGATGCTGATGGAGGGTGGCGCTAGGAAACCCGCCTGCGACTTTTGCAGAGAGTGTGTGAACAAACCGGAAACATTCTCCGTGGTTGCCCATAGCGGGCGGCAAATGACGGTGACTTGGAATTTTTGCCCAGTGTGCGGTCGGAAGCTCGAGCAACTATAACAGCGACTTTGACCCAGCGACTATAGCGACTATAAAAACGCCCCGGAGGTCTTGCGACTTTCGGGGCGACTTTCTGCGACTATGAAACGGGAATTTTCGGCTGCGACTTTGCGACTATGGCTCACGAGCTGGGAGCCTTGCGGGGATTTTCAGCCATGACGCAAAAACATGGCGGGAAATCTGATCGGGATCTGGGCTGCCTCTGGCGGGCCGTGGGGTGGCGCCCCTGTTCCGTCGCAGAGGGCAGAACGCCGGAGGGCGCAGAAAGCGACCAGACGGGCGAAAAGCTGCGGGGGCATCCTGGCATATCCGGCACAGGAATAGGCACAATGGCGGGCGCTGAGCGCCCCACACGCTGCATAAAACGCCGTGCGGCATTTCGTGGCGTCCATGCGTGCCCATTTTAAGGCGGGAACGATGCTTGACGTTAATTTATATTGCCGGAATAAAAGCCGCTTAAAAAGCCGCTGAGCGCCTTACAGGGCATAGCAAGAGAAAAGCCCCGCCACGTTGGCAGGGCAAAGAGAAAGCCGACAATAGATGCCAGCGCCGCAGAACAAAGAAAGCCGCCCGGACAATGCCCGGACGGCTTGAAATATTATTTGCTGATTTTCAGCAGCTCCGCAAGCACAAGCAGCGGGAAAAACAGAATTGCAAGGATAATCACGCGCCGACCTCCTCACAAGTCCAGAACTCGCACCCGCGGGAGGCTGCCAACTCGTAGCAGTCCCAAAAGTCGGGCCCCGCTTTTGCCTGAATTGTTGCTTCAAAATCCACGTTTTCCCCGGTTTTGCTTGCTGTAAAAATGTATGTTTTCATGGTTTTACCTCCTTATGCAAATGTAAATCTACGGGTTTCCGCTGTTTTTGTGTACCGGGCGGCGATTTCCGGCAGGTCTTTTTTTAGGGCGGTCGTGTCCACTCGGCAACTTGTGACAGCCTTATAAGTGGCCTTGTGTTCGTCCCCGGCCAGCGTGTCCACGCCTGCGGCCTGCATCTGGGCTTTCAGCTGGTCTTTCAGGCTCTCCACCATTGCGGCGGCTTCCTCCTGCATCCGGATATACTGGGCTAGTTCGGCCATGATTGCGTTAATGTTCATGCTTCCACCTCCTCAAGAATCACGGTTACATTATCGCGGCTGCAAAAGCTGCGGACATCGTAGGCCAGATATTTATATGTCCCGGTGTAAAGCCTGAGACAGAGAGTCCCGAACCGGGAGCCTATTTCCATGCGGTTTCTTTTCGCATAGGTGGAAATCAGGGCTGCCGGCGTAAAGTTCGCGCCATGCTCGACGGTCTCGCGGAAAGAACAAACCCATTTAATGCCGTCGTAGTGTTCCGCGCTGATCTCGTTTGCAATGGAAAGGATCTCTGATGTGGTGTAACTGGGGTTCTGTTTGTGGATGCGCTGTTCCAAGTTGAGATTGCGCCAAGATTGGCCGCTTTCGTCGGTGTATTGCGTGTCGATGTGTAGTCCAATGGGGTTGATGATCTCTCGCACGGGGTGTTTCAGCGGTGCGCCGGTTCGCTTATTGGTATAGCGCGGCTGGCTGCGGTTCTGCCAAAGGGAGAATTCAAGGAAATAAGTCCGGCCGTCTTTGCCGGGGATCGTCTCGCCCGTCGTGCATACACGATAATTTCCAACGTCGCTTTTAGTGGTGACCGGGACGCCGCCATTAAAATTGCAGCCGCGCTTTTCTAGTAATAGATAGTTCTTCCTGTTGATAATCATTATAATATTCCTCCTTGTAATTCTGCGGAGGCCGTGCTATAATAGCGGTGCCCCCTTGTGTGGTGCGCTCCCGGCTTGCTTGCTACGGCTTCGGGGGCGCTTTTTTGTTTACGTGGACATTATACACCAAATACATTTGGTTGTCAATAGGGAAATACAAATTTATTTAGTTTCTTTTCGCGTGGGAAGTTTGATTTTTACAGTGTTTTATACGCGCACATAATAGCCGAAATGTCTACAACATAAGTACATGTTCCTGGTCCACGATACAAGGACACGAAAACACGGCAAAACACGGAGAAATCAGAACATTTTCAATAAATATTGCATTTTGGCGTATGCTTTTATAGCCTTGAACGCAACCAAATATTTATTTTGTTGCGTTCACTTTACCGTTCATGTCGATACGGTCAAAATGTGTTTGCATAGCGTGGACAGCTTGCATTCCATGGATTTTGTGCCGTCCGGCACCGTCCAGCGGTTCCGGCTGCTGCTGGATAGCACCGGGGGCGGGGGATATGCGCCCGGGCATTTCCGCGCGGTAAGCCCCCCAAATAGATTTCAGCCCAAAAGGCTTCCTTCCCTTCTCGAAAAATCCCGAAAAAGAAAAAAGACCTCCAAACGGAAGTCTTGAAAGATTGGGAATGTGGGAAAAATCTAAAAAAGTTATTAAAAAATTATTTGACAACGCTTCTGTAAAGGTCTATAATAATAACACAGGGAACACCTGCTGGTAACAGATGTCCCCTGCGGTGGGAACCCAGACGGTTGCCACGAGCATACAAGTTAGTAGGTCGAGAGCTTAGCGCTCAAACAACCGTGAGCCGTTCTGCTGTGAACAGACGGCTCACTTCTTTCTGTTATGGAACTTGTCCCACGCTTGGACGAGAATCCAGCAGATAGACACAATCCAGAAAACATCTTGAAGAGTTATGTATGGTCACCTCCATGAGAAATAAATTTCCCGCGAGGGCTATACACACGCCTCCATTCCGCACTCGCGGGATGACAGGCAACCGTCTTTTTAACCGTACACCGTCTACAAAGGAGATAGGCTATGGCAAGCCAGGAAACTCGACGCGGACGGTGGGTTCCACGGAATTTATTATACACAGATTGTCGAATAATGTCAACTTAATGAGAGCCATCCTTTGCGGGGGTTCTCTTATTTTTTATGCTGCACAAAATCAACATTTCAAAAATCGCGCGAAAAACAAAAAGGCAAGAACCAACTATATAAAAGCTCCCTCCGGTCGTCACATCACCAATTTTATTTTGGCAATCCTATTGACAATCAAATATATCTAGTGTATATTAAAGGCACACAGGAGGTGCTACCAATGCAAATCAACAAAGCGATTCGCAGCCTTATGAAAGAGAAAAACATCTCTCTTATCTCTATGGCGAAAGCCATCGGCAAACAGAGAGGGAACGATGTAAGCTCAAGGCTTCTAAGCCCCAACATGACCTTCGACAAAGCAGTCGAAATGCTGGACGTTCTGGGCTATGAGGTAGTCATTCAGGAGCGCAAGCCCGGTGCCAGAAGAGCAGATCAGATCGTGATTGACCAAAAGGAAAGCTGAAATACGACGTAGGGGGAGTAATTATGCAGGCTGTATCAACCGCCATGTACACGCTTTTTGCAATCGAAATACTTGCACTTCCTATTTTGCTCATCATCTGGGTTATCCGAAAAATACAAAAGAAGCCTAAAATGAAATGGGTCAAATGGTTCTGGCTTTCTTTTGCTTTATTTTTGATAATCGGAGTGTCAACAAATCCTTCCACATGGTGCGAACATGAATACAAGCTGGTGGAAAGCAAAGAAGCATCCTGCACCGAAAACGGGTACGAGGAGTACCATTGTAATCTTTGCGGTGGCGATAAAAAAGAAACCTTAAAGAAACTCGGGCATTCTATGGAAGATGTTCGGCGGGTAGAGCCCACGGACGATAAGGACGGCGAATATGTCCAGAGGTGTACACGATGCGGATATGAAAAAATAGAAGTACTTCCAATGCTCAGAAAATCCGCTGAGCAGAAAACAGGAAGTTCGACATTGAAGAAAACTGAACCTACCACAGAACCCGCAGATACTTCTGTTGCTTACGACGATATATACAATGCATACAAAGAGAACGAGCTTTTGGCAAATGATACATACCGATACAACCGATACCGTATTACTGCGACAATCGACGGAATGAGCACCGGCGGGCTTCTGAATCTGACAGGCGGCGCTACACTGACGATGGAAGCCAGAGTCGGTAATACCATCGTTTACTTCTACGCAGAATTTGAGAAAGATCAGGAAGATGCCCTGAAAACAGTCAAAGTGGGAGATACGATTACATTTGAGGGAAAATGCATTGGAAGAGGTGGATTCACTGACTGCGAACTGAAATAAGGAGGTCTGACCTATGTGGGTGTTGCTAATTATTCTGTTCCCCATATTCGTGCTGATAGAGCTTATGAAGCATGTATAGGGGGGCAACCCATAAGTGAATAAATGTTCCCATAGGTGGGAGCCATAGCCGAAGGGCTGCTTGTGCTGAGATACGCACGGGCAGCCCTTATTTTTGTATCAGGAGGGAATTTATGAAAATCGACGTTTTGGGAGCAGAATATACGCTTACGGTAATTAGGGGAAGCAAAGAGCCAAGGCTCAAGGATTGTGACGGTTTCTGTGATGAAACTACGAAAGAGATGCTGGTCGAAAATTACGAAGACAGCAAGGGGGAACCAAATTGCAAGCAAAACCTTCTGGTTCAGACAAATAAGGTGAAGCGGCATGAGATCATTCACGCATTTCTATTTGAAAGCGGCCTTGCTGAAAACTCTTACTGGGCACAAAACGAGGAAATGGTGGATTTCTTCGCAATCCAGTTCCCAAAACTGCTGAAAGCATTTGAACAAGCTGACGCTCTGTGAGGTGAGAGTATGGATTATGAGAAATTGTCAACCTCCATTCTGGGGGCTATCGAGAACAGACCGGGTGATATCGGGGCATATGAAGACCTGTTTTCCCTGTGTCAGGCATGGGCTGAGACTGATTTCACGGCGGCTCATCGGGCGAATAAAAAATTGAAGGATATGTGCGACCGAATGATGGATAAAGTGCCCATGTCTCAGGTGGAGGGATTCTACAGCCTTTGGCGGCGGGGGCTATTGTTTGAGGCTCCATATGACTTTGACAGCTATCTCACCTATATGGAGCTGGATAGGCAGGCGAAAAAGCGGTTTTATCAGCCACGGAAGAAGCAGCTAAAGCCCGTGGTGGACGCACTGCAAGCGCTGTGCGGGGATGACAAGCTGGATTTGCTGGCGGTTAGTTTGCCCCCCGGCGTAGGAAAGACCACGCTTGCAATCTTCCTGCTGACCTGGATTGCCGGACGCGACCCAAACAACCCGAATCTGACGGGCAGCCACTCCAATTCCTTTGTGCGGGGCGTGTATGACGAATGTCTGCGGCTGTTTGACTCAAAGGGGGAATATCTATGGCATGATGTCTTCCCTGCCGTTCAGGTGTCCAGCACCAACGCAAAGGACTGCCGAATTGACCTTGATAAGCGGCAGCGATTTGAGACGCTGGAATTTACCTCCATTGGAACGGGCAATGCCGGTCTGTACCGGGCGGCGAACCTGCTGTACTGCGACGATCTGGTATCTGGTATTGAGGTCGCGCTATCCAAAGAGCGGCTGGACAAGCTGTGGGAAACCTACACTACGGACCTGCGGCAGCGTAAAATCGGTGACAAATGCAAAGAGCTTCATATTGCTACCCGGTGGAGCGTTCACGATGTGATTGGGCGGCTGGAACGGGAATATGAGAACAATCCCAGGGCGAAATTCATTCGGATTCCTGCCATGAACGAGGACGACGAAAGCAATTTTGATTATGAGTTTGGCGTGGGGTTCTCCACCAAGTTCTACCGGGAACAGCGGGATATTATGGATAGCGTCAGTTGGAAAGCGCTGTATCAAAATGAGCCTGTAGAAAGAATGGGGTTGCTTTACCAAGAAAATGAACTCCGCCGCTATTTTGACCTTCCAGACCAAGAGCCAGACGCAATCATTGCCGCTTGCGATACAAAGGACAGAGGAACGGATTATTGCGCCATGCCGATCGCGTACCAGTATGGTGACGATTACTATATTGAAGATTTTATATGCGATAATTCTAACCCGGAAATTGTGGAAGCAAGAATTGTGGCAAAACTGCTAAAGCACAGGGTTCAAGCTGCACGTTTTGAAAGCAACTCCGCAGGAGGAAGAATTGCGGCAGATGTGCAAAAGCGTGTGAAAGAGGAAGGCGGAAGAACAAAAATCACGACAAAGTTCTCCACCACGAACAAAGAAACACGAATTATTATCGCCGCCGGATATGCCAAAGAGCATTTTCTTTTCAAGGACGAAAGCGCATACAAAGGCGATAAGGAGTATCGGCTTGCTATGAGTATGCTTTGCGGATACACAATGGCTGGAAAGAACAAAAACGACGACCTGGTTGACAGTATCGCAATGCTGGTTGACTATTCAGAATCTTTCAGGCTGGCAAAGGTTGAAGTTATGAAAAGGCCGTTCTAAAATAATGCTTGACTTTTTGTCACGCATATATTATACTTAATGCGTGACAGAAAGTGAGGTGAGCAGGTGTCACCAAGAACCGGAAGGCCAAAAGCCGAAAATCCAAAAGATGTCCGATTTAGCGTAAGATTGGATGCCGAAACGGACAGAAGATTGCAGGAATATTGTCTCAAAAACGGAATTACAAAGGGAGAAGCAATCAGAAACGGAATCCGGCTGTTATTGGCAAAGAAAAAATAGGGCGTTGGAGGCCTAGCAAACCACACCAACACCCTATCCACCCCAGAGGTTTCCCGCTGGATAAATCCATTCTATCACAAACGGAGACCTCTATCAAGTAAAATTTTATGGAGGTTTTTATGAATAACGAAATTATGACAATCAGCGGTATCCCCTGCTACGAAAAGAACGGAACCGCCTACCTGAATCTGGAAGCTGTTGCCCGTGGGCTTGGATTCACATACGTTGCCACAAGTGGCAATGAGGTCGTCCGGTGGAAACGAGTTGAGGGGTATTTGAAAGAATTGGGCGTAGCCACTTGTGGCTACGATGAATACATCCCCGAAAGCGTGTTTTACCGCCTTGCCATGAAAGCGAAGAACGAAGTTGCCGAGGCATTTCAGGCGAAGATTGCCGAAGAAGTAATACCCTCCATCCGCAAGCACGGAGCCTACATGACCCAGGAAACGCTGGAAGCGGCGATTCTGAATCCTGATTATCTGCTCAAGGTAGCTACTGCCTTAAAGGCTGAAACGGACAAGCGCAAGGCATTGGAAGCGAAGGTTTCGGCAGATGCGCCCAAAGTTCTGTTCGCTGACAGCGTGGCCGCTTCCAGTAGCACGGTTCTTGTGGGTGAGTTAGCAAAGATCATGCGGCAGAATGGTGTGGACATGGGCGAAAGACGGCTGTTCCGGTGGATGCGGGACAATGGGTACTTAATCAAGCGCAACGGCACGGATTACAACATGCCTACGCAGGCCAGCATGGAGCAGGGGCTCTTCCGTATCAAGGAAACGGTCATCAATCACAGTGACGGACATACCTCTGTGAGCAAGACACCGAAAGTTACCGGCAAAGGACAGACGTTCTTCCTGAATAAGTTTCTGGGGGAGGGCAAGACCGTATGACAACCGCAAAAATGAACGAAATCTGGATGAATGCTCACATGGCTCTTGCAACAACGGAAATGCTGTTGGATATGCTTGACATGGAGGCTGACCCCGAAACCGGGGAACTTGCCCTTGGTAAGGCGCGGGTTGGGATGTACTGCGACGTTCTGGCTGCTGTTTGCAGCCAGATTAAAGGGATCGCAGACACGATTAGCGGCAAATAACAAGTAAATATTGGATGTGAGCGCGTTGGGTGTAGGTAACTTCACCCGATGCGCTTTGTGTTTTTATTCTCCGATGGTTTACGAACGAGAATTAAGTAGACAACCATCCGCCACTGTGGTATAATGGTAAATGAGAAAATAGATTTCCGGAAAAGGGGGTGCGTAATACGGAGAGCAGGCGGTTATTCGGGCGTCGGGTAATTTACACCGAGGTTACGGATATAAACGAGGGGAATATCATCGACGTGCTACAAAAGGCACTGTTTACGCACCTGCAAAATCAGGCAGAGATTGATTACCTGTACCGGTATTACAAGGGAGAACAGCCAATTCTGAGCCGTGTGAAGGAAGTCCGCCCGGAAATCAACAACATGGTTGTGGAGAACCGAGCAAATGAGATCGTATCTTTCAAATCGGCCTATCAAGTCGGCGAACCAATCCAGTACGTAAGCCGTGGTGGGGACGAAGACATTTCCTCCGAAGTGCTGAAACTGAATGACTATATGCTGTCCGAAGACAAGCCGGAAAAGGATAAGGAACTTGCCGATTGGCTCTTCACTTGCGGTACCTCTTATCGAATGACTTTGCCGGACGTTTTGGCGGATGCCGAGGAAGACGAGGCTCCTTTTGAGATATTCACCCTTGACCCAAGATACGCATTCGTGGTGTACTCTGTGGGCCTTGGCCATAAACCCATGATGGGTGTACGGTATGTTCTAAAAGAGGACGGAACGCTCGTTTTCTCCTGCTGGACAGAAACCAGGTATTTCGAGGTCTGGAACACGTGGGCTGTTATTCGCGCAGAAGATCAGATTTTGGGAATCCCGATTGTGGAGTACCCGGCGAACATGGCTCGTTTAGGGGCATTTGAAATCGTGATTCCGCTGCTGGACGCCATTAACATGACGGAGAGCAACCGAATTGACGGCGTAGAGCAGTTCGTTCAAGCACTGATGCTGTTCCATAATGTTGACATCAGCAGTGAGGACTACAAGAAACTGCGGGACGAGGGCGCAATCAAGTTCAGGGATATTGACGCCACACTGAAAGCGGAGATTCAATATCTGACCTCCGAAATGAACCAGACCCAGACGCAGACCCTTGTGGACAGCATGTATGAAACGGTGCTGACCATCTGTGGAATGCCCAACCGGAACGGAGGGACTTCTACCTCTGACACCGGATCAGCGGTCATCATGCGGGACGGCTGGTCGGCAGCGGAAGCCAGAGCCAAGGACACGGAGCTGATTTTCAAGAAGTCCGAAAAGGAATTTTTGAAACTGGTGTTGCGTATCTGCCGGGACATGGGACATCTGAGCCTGAAACTCTCGGCACTGGAAATCCGGTTCACGCGGCGGAATTACGAGAATATCGCGCAGAAATCAACGGTTCTAACCCAGATGCTTGCTTGCGAGAAAATTGCCCCTGAACTGGCATTTACACATTGCGGGTTATTTTCCGACCCGCAGTTGGCCTACCGAATGAGCATGGATTACATGGCCGAGCAGGAGAAAAAAGCGGCGAAGCTCGCCGCACATAACGGAGGTAACGGCGATGGAAGCGGAAACCAGACCGGCGGTCAGAGTGACGGCGAAGGAAATTCGGGCGATTGAGGAAATCATCCGCCGCCGGAATCAGGCGGAAATCAAAGTCGAACAAGGCCAGATCGTGGTCATTGAGATTCGGCGCAAGAAGGTTAACTGACTGTTTGGCAAAGAGCGCCGCACCTTTCGCGGAAGAGCCACCCCAAATGGTATAATTTGTGACTGCTCTAGGGAGCAGCGAACAGCCGAAGGGCTTCTGATACCAGAAATGGTATTGGAAGCCCTTCTTTTTTACACTGCGGCATCGATAAGCGGTAAGGCAAACAGAAACTTAAAATTAGGCGCGGCAGACAGCGAATGGGGTTCACCTCTCCCCCCACAGAAGGCCGTTCAAATCGGCCTCGCGCCATATATATCGCCGATGGCCTCCCTATCGGCGATGAAACCCGGAAACGGGCAAAGCGGTTCCCCGGCACCGTAAGCCGGGGATATGTGGGTTGTTAGCTCAGCTGGTAGAGCAACGGACTGTTAATCCGCAGGTCACAGGATCGAAGCCTGTACAGCCCTCCATAACAGCAGCAGGGAAGCTGCTCTATCAAAAACGCAGACGGGAGACAACCCGTAAAAACAGAGATCACGGCGGAGGGAACCGCCTCACCAAACGCAGGAGGAATAATTATGGCAAAAATCGACACAAATCTCATTGAAGGTTATGCGGACATGACCCCGGAACAGAAGCTTGCCGCTTTGGAGGGCTTTGAGTACGAGGACAACACCGCAGAACTGGAAAGGCAGAAAAACGCGCTGTCCAAGGCCAATTCCGAGGCTGCGGAATGGAAGCGTAAGCACAACGCGCTTCTGACTGACGAGCAGAGGAAGCAACAGGAGCAGGCCGAAAAGTGGGAGAACATGGAAAAGGAGCTGGCCGGTCTGCGGAAGGAAAAAACCGTTGCCGGTTACAAAGCAAAGCTGGTTGCGCAGGGCTATGATGAAGCCCTTGCGGACGCTACTGCGGCGGCCATGGAATCCGGCGATATGGCTACGGTTTTTGCCAACAACCAGACGTTTTTGGAAAAATACGCCCAAAAAGTCATTGCGGACAAGCTGAAAAGAACGCCCAGAGGCGCGGATGGAAACCCCGGCGGCGCAATGACCAAGGCGGATTTCCTGAAACTCGACACCAAATCCCAGATGGAGTTTATCAAGAACAATCCTGACTGGAAAACAATTTTGAAATGATTATGGAGGTAAAACATTATGGCTACTTATCTTGGCTTTCCGTTTGACCCCGAGCTGTTTAACTACAACTGGGCAAATGCGAAAGACCCCACCCTGACCGCGATGTTTGAGAGCGGTGCTGTCGCCCCGAACGCAGAACTGGCGGGCTTGATTTCCAACGGCTCTGACTTTTATACGCTGCCGTTCTACAAAGTCATTGGCGGCACTCCTGAGAACTACGATGGCGCAACTGACATCACCCTGACCGACCCCGAAGGCAGCGCTCAGAATGGTATCGTGTTTGGCCGCGCCCACGGCTGGAAGGAGAAGGACTTCATCGTTGATTACAACAGCGGTGCCGACCCCATGCAGCAGATCGTGTCTCAGGTGTCCAAGTATTGGCAGAAGCAGCGTCAGTCCATCATGCTGAAAATCTTGAATGCTGTGTTCGGGGTGACCGGCAGCGGTGAGTTTGCCGGTTGGGCGAACCACATCACTGACCTGTCTTCCGCATCCACCACTGTTGCGGATGCAAACAAGATGGGTGCGACCACCATTGGCGATGCGATTCAGAAGGCCGTGGGCGACAATCAGGACGCTTTCCGGCTGGTGTTCATGCACAGTAAGGTCGCCACCAATATGGCTGGCCTGAAGCTGCTGGACTTCCTGAAATACACCGACGCCAACGGCGTTGAGCGCCCCCTCCGCATTGGCACCGTGAATGGCATGACTGTTGTCGTAGATGACAGCTGCCCCGCCACCGCCGCTACCAGCGGAGAAAGTGCGAAAGCGGCCACCTACACCACCTACGTCCTCGGCCTTGGCGCAATTCAGTACGCCCCCGCCCCCGTGAAGGTTCCTTCCGAGCTGACCCGCGATGCTCTCAAGGGCGGCGGCTATGACGCGCTGGTGACCCGTATCCGCGAAACCATGCACCCCAACGGTTTCAGCTTTACCAAGCCCACTTCCGGCTACACCGCTTCTCCCACGGATGCGCAGCTTGCGGCATCTGCCAACTGGTCTATCGTGGCCGACCCGAAGACCATTGCGCTGGCAAAGATCATCACCAACGGCTAAGGAGGTTCACCATGTTCTATGTTTCTGACGGGAAAGTGTATGTGCGCGAGGGAGATCACTTTCGCAACGTGGGCTTTACCGCAAAGGACAAGGTGATTACCCGGCGCGAACTTGAGAGCACTTCTGTGGTGATGGGAACGGTAGTCGTTGATACCCTCAACGACCCCGTACCGCTCACCCGCGAGGAAGTTATCACCAAGTTTGGTTTATCGGAGAATAATCCTATTCCCGTTATCAAGAAACCACGCAAGAAGGCGGGAGAACCCGTAGAATGAAAGGAGGTAAGAAACCGTGCAGGAAGCCGAGAAAAACGCATTGGTAAAAGCCATGGCGAATGAAACCGACGAAAGCACGGTTTCTGCCTACCTTGGCATTGCGGCAAGCAAGATTTGCCGCAGGGCATACCCGTTTGACCCTTCCATTATGGAGGTTCCGGAGCAGTACAGCTATCTACAGGTGGAGATTGCTACGTATCTTCTGAACAAGCGAGGCGGAGAGGGTGAGCTATCTCACAGCGAGAACGGCATTTCCCGTTCCTACGAGAACGGGGACGTTCCGGAATCCATGATGCGACAGATCGTTCCCATGGCCGGGGTTCTGTGAGGTGACAGTATGAGAATCATGGAGCGAAACAAGCAAAGCTTCTGGTATCTGCTGTATGACCGGAAAGTGCCTGTCACCGACGAAGACGGCAACGAAACCGGCGAGGAAACTGTTGTGTACAAACCTGCCGTTTCCTTCCGCGCCAACGTATCCGCTGCGACCGGGGCTTCTCAGGTGGAGCAGTTCGGCAATCTTGCCGGGTATGACAAGGTCATCGTTACGGATGACATGACCTGCCCCGTTGACGAGAATACCGTGCTGTTTCTGGACAAGGAGCCTGTGTATGACGAGGACGGGAAGCCCCTGTATGACTACATGGTCAGACGGGTGGCAAAGTCTCTGACCTCAGTGTCCATCGCCGTTACGAAGGTGAGCGTGTCGTGAGCTACAAGAAAATTGTGGTTCCGCTGTCGGTTTCCGGCATTCAGAAGATTCAGGACGAATTGAAGGAATACAAACGCTGGCAGAAGGACAAGGCAAAGGAACTGGCCGAAAGGCTGGCAATGCTGGGCGCTTCTGTGGCTTCCATCCGGTTCTCACGGGCTGTTTACACCGGGATGAGGGATGCAACCGTGTCCGTCGTGGCAATCCCGAATGGTTACGCCGTAAAGGCCGATGGGGAATCCGTCCTTTTCATTGAATTTGGAGCCGGTATCACCTACGGAACCGGACACCCGGAAGCGTCGGAGTTTGGCATGGGGGCTGGCACCTACCCGGACGGGAAAGGCCATTGGGACGACCCCAAAGGCTGGTATCTGCCCAAAGACAAGGGCGGCGGCCACACATACGGAAATCCTCCTGCAATGCCCATGTATGAGGCGAGAAAAACGATTGAGCAGGAGCTTCCGAGAATCGTTATGGAGGTGTTCAGGGCTTGATTGATATTGAAAAGCTGATCTATACCCCCATTGCCGAGGCTCTGCGAAAGCGCTTCAAGGGCATTGCGGTATCCGGCGAATATGTGAACGCCCCTCCAAAGTTCCCCTACGTAAGCATCGTAGAGCAGGACAATTATATGCCCGCGAACAGGCTGGACAGCAGCGACCGGGAAAAGTTCTCCACGCTGATGTACGAGGTGAATGTGTACTCCGACAAGGCGGGAAGCAAGAAAAGCGTCTGCCGGGAGATCATGGGCGTTATAGACGAAATGCTCTACAAACGGAATTTCACGCGAATTTCGTTGTCCCCTGTTCCGAATATGGAAAACGGGACGATTTACCGTCTGGTTGCCAGGTATCGGGCGGAGACGGACGGCGGAACAATTTACCGCAGGTAAATATGCTTTACCTTTCCGTAAGGGCGGAAAGAGAGCCGAAGGGCTGCTTCACAGGAGGCAGCCCGTTTTTATTACAACGAAAGGATGATTAAACATGGCCATAAGCACGTATAAAGTTTTCCTGATGAAAAAGGGAACCACCGGCAACACCTACGAAAAGCTCATTGACATCAAGGAATTCCCTGATCTGGGCGGCGATCCGGAGATGCTGGAAACCACTACCCTGTCTGACAAGATGCAGACCTACATCGCCGGTATCCAGTCTCTGGATGCGCTGGCGTTCACCGCGAACTACACTCTGACTGACTACAAAGCGCTGCAAGCGCTGGCTGGAAAGACCGAGAGCTACGCCGTATGGTTCGGTGGTGACGAGGCTGGCGGTTCCCTGACCCCCACCGGCAGCGACGGCAAGTTCAAGTTTGACGGTCAGCTGACCGCCTACGCCACCGGCGGCGGCGTCAACGAGGTTGTAGACCTGAACATTTCCATTGCCCCGGCCACGCCCATTGAGCTGGACGACGCGACCTGAGCCAAAACACAGACCACACATTTTTAAGGAGGATTAGCGATGGCTAAGAAAATCTGCATTCCCTACAACGGCAAGAAGTACACGCTGGAATTCACCCGCTCCACGGTTTCCGCCATGGAGAAGACCGGGTTCTCCATCAATGAGCTTGGCGACAAGCCCGCTACCATGATTCCCATGCTGTTCAGCGGCGCTTTCGCGGCCAATCATCCCAACACCAAGGTTGCTACCATCAACAAGATTTACGACGGTCTGAGCAATAAGACTGGCTTGGTAAAGGCGCTGACGGAAATGTACTCCGAGGCCGTGTACACCCTGCTTTCCGATGATGAAGAGGAAAACGAGGGAAACCCCGGCTGGGAAGCAGTAGAGTAAGCGAACTTCTTTCCGAAAACGGAGGGGGTGGGGAGACCCCTACCCCCTCTTACGCTTACACAAATATCTTCAAGAAGTTATTCCCGTACTATCTTGCAATCGGCATGACCTATGACCAGTTCTGGAATCAGGACGTGGAACTGGTGAAAGCCTACCGGGAAGCTGACAAGATCAAACGGGACTTGAAGAATCAGGATATGTGGATGCAAGGGGCTTATTACTATGAAGCCCTTCTGGATGCCGCCCCGGTTCTGCGGTTCAGTTTCAGCAAGAAGCCTCCGAAGCCGGTTCCCTACCGGGAGCAGCCCTTTGAGCTGCACACTGGGCAGCGGAAAGCGGCGGATAGTGGAGAAAAGCAGCTGACCCAGCAGGAAAAGAGCGACAAAAAGGCGAAAGCCATGATGGAGATGTTTATGGTATCCATCAACAAGAAATTTGAGAAGAAGGGCGGTGAAGGGAATGGCTGACAATGTGGAAATGCAGGGCATTGAATTTCAGATTGTGAATGACAGTGCCGCGGCATCTGCGGGTGTAGAGCAGCTGGCCAAGAAACTGGCGGCGCTGAAATCATCCATCAGCGGTTCCACAACTGCCCTTTCCAAAGTTGCAGCGGGAATTTCGCAGATCAAGAATGCCGTGAACAACATGAATACCGGCGATTTTGCGAACAAGATAAACCGCATTAGCAGCTCCCTGGGCAATCTGAAAGACCAGACGGATAGCCTGAAAATCTCCGCGTCCATCGGAAACCAGCTGGCGGCCATCAATCAAGCAATCACCAATCTGCCGGACACCCCCGGAGAAAAACTGCGGAATCTGGCATCCGGATTGCAGCCTCTGTCCGAGCTTGGCCGGTCTAATATGACTTCCTTCATCAACCAGCTGAAAAAGCTGCCAGAGGTCATCCAGGAGCTTGAGAAAGCGGATATTGATAAGTTCACTCAGCAGATGAAAGACTTGGCTTCGGCCATGAAACCATTTGCGGATGAAATGAACAAGGTTTCCTCCGGCTTTTCGGCATTTCCAAGCAGAATTCAAAGGCTGATTACATCGACGGAGCAGTACAACGGTACGGTAAGGCGGGCAACCACAAGCACAAATGCTTGGAGCAGTGCGCTCAAAGCAATCAGCTTTGCGGCCATATACCGGGCGGCGGCAAAGCTCCTGGGTATCGCAATTGCAAAATCGTCCCAGTATACGGAGGATTTGAACCTGTTCACCGTTTCAATGGGTAAGTACGCCGAGGAAGCCTATAACTACGCCCAGAAGGTTTCTGATGTAATGGGCATTGACCCTGCTGAATGGATGCGGAACCAGGGCGTTTTCAACACCATTATCACAGGTTTCGGTGTGGCTGGTGACAAGGCAGCGTTCATGGCCAAGAACCTGACGCAGTTGGGCTATGACCTTGCCTCCTTCTATAATATCGATTTTGAATCGGCAATGCAGAAGGTTCAGTCCGGTATTTCCGGAGAACTCGAACCTCTGCGGCGGCTTGGCTACGACCTGTCTGTTGCCCGGTTGGAGCAGGAACGCTTGAATCTTGGAATTGACAAGAGCGTTTCCAGCATGACGCAGGCGGAGAAATCCCAGCTGCGGTACTACGCCATGATGACGCAGGTAACGCAGGTGCAAGGTGATATGGCACGAACGCTGGAAAATCCGGCAAACATGCTGCGGGTACTACGGGCGGAACTTGAACAAGCCGCACGTGCCGTGGGAAACATCTTTATTCCGATTCTGACGAAGGTTCTGCCAATTGCTATTGCCGTGGCAAGCGCCTTGCAGGAAATCATAGCGGCCATTGCCGCCCTGTTCGGGGTAACGGTAAAGTCCCCGAAATGGGGGGATGCGATTGGGAGCGCTTCTGCCGGGAGCGGCGCCATTGCCGACAACATGGACAGTGCCGCCGGTTCGGCGAAGGAGCTGAAACGATACCTTGCCGGGTTTGATGAACTGAATGTCCTCCCCGACCAGAATCAGGGCGGCAGTGGAAGCGGAGCCGGTGCAGGCGGTGGAGACCTTGGCTTAAACTTGCCGGGGTATGATTTCCTGAAAAATGCAGTAACCACGCAGATTGACGAGTGGAAAAAGAAACTGGAGCCGCTTGTTTCCTTTGTTAAGGACAATCTGAAAGAGATCCTGGAGCTTATTGCCACAATCGGAATTGCGCTACTTGCATGGAAGTTGTCAAACGATTTCCTGAACGGAATTATGGCGCTAAAAACGCTTGGCAAAAACGGCCTTTCCATCCCACTTACGATTGCCGCAGGCGTGATTCTGACAGCTGCCAGTTTTTCAATCGAGTTTAGAGCCATTAAAGACGCCATCGAAGATAAACTTAATAGCTTCAATTTCGGGGAGATCATTCTGAGTGGTTTAGGTGGAACTGTAGGCGCTGGGGTTATCGGAAAAGGAATTGGGCAGCTAATTTTCAAGGCGTTCAAAGGAAGCGCTGTAGCCAAGGCGATTACTGCGGGCGGCGGAACGATAAGCACGGGACTTATCGGGGCAGCCATCGGTGGAATTGTTGCTGGAATCCCAATGTTCGTTACCGGCGTATACGACGCGATCATGAATGGGCTGAATACCCTAAACGGCTTATTGATTCCAGCGGGGTCTACATTAGCTGCTACGGGAATTGGCGCAATCATTGGTACGGCGATAGGCTCTGTCGGTGGCCCTGTTGGTGCAGCTATCGGCGCACTCGTTGGCCTAGCAGTAGGCGCACTGACAGACCTTGGTATTCTGATTTACCAGAAGTGGGATGAAATCTGCGCATTCTTTGCACCTGCTGCGGAATGGTTCAATATAAACGTTGTGCAACCAATATCCGGATTCTTCTCCGGACTTTGGGATGGAATTGTCGATACGTTCTCTCCTGCCATCTCGTGGTTCTCTGATTTGTGGGGTAGCGTGAGCCAGACATTCGAGGATGTTTTTTACGACATCGGAGTGCTTGCAAGTGGCACGTGGGAAACCATCAAGATTATATGGGGAATTGTTTCTGACTGGTTTGACACAAATGTTATCCAGCCTGTCGCCTCGTTCTTCTCCGGCCTTTGGGATGGCATATCTTCCTGGGCCATAAAATCGTGGAATAAAATCAGCACTGTTTTCTCTGGAATTGCAGCCTGGTTTGACGCAAACGTCATTCGCCCGATTGTTGGATTTTTCACGGATTTGTGGACAGATATAACGGTTATATTTGGGAAAGTAGTCGGATTTTTCAAAGGAATCATAAACGGCGTTCTTTCCGGACTTAACTCGGCAATCAGCTACGCATTCGGCGGAATCAACAGCATTCTCCGCAGTATCCGAGGATTCAGCATTGCAGGATTTACCCCGTTCTCCGGTCTCCGGGAAATCAGCGTTCCTCAAATTCCGATGCTTGCCGACGGCGGTTTTGTAGACCAAGGTCAACTCTTTATAGCCCGTGAAGCGGGCGCAGAAATGGTTGGCTCTATTGGCAGAAGAACGGCTGTTGCCAACAATGACCAGATTGTTGAGGGTATCGCAACGGCTACCCGTGAAGGAAACGAAGACCTCATCAACGCCCTGTATGCTGTCGCTCAGCAGATTATCGCGGAAATGCGCAATCAGGACAACGGAGGTGGCGGTGGATATGACTTCGACCGGGCTGTCCGGGATGCTCAGCGCAGGAACGCAAGAATGTATGGATAAACGGAAGGAGTGAAAACGGCATGAAGATGATGCTCAAGATAAACGGCGTGGACTTCATGCCGTTCATCGCCAAACAGGGCGTAAAGTGGCAGCGCAACGACATTGATGCACCTAATTCCGGGCGCACAATGGACGGAACAATGCAACGTGGCCGGGTGACAACCAAAATCCGTCTGGACATCACCTGCCGCCCGCTAAAGGCTGAGGAAGCTATGACCGTGTTGCATACCATTCTCCCGGAATATGTGACCGTGGACTACTACGACCCTATGAGCGGGTACCGCAACAATGTGACCATGTACTCCAACAATAACCCTGCATCTTTCCTGATAGAGAAGCCGGAAGACGATTGGTGGAGCGGCATTACCTTTCCCCTGATTGAGAGGTGACGGGCGCTTATGCAGAACGTATCACAGGAATACCGGGACATTGTAGCTGGCAACCACTGGTTTGAAAACCGCCTCTGCATCGGTGATACCGGAAGGCTAATTGACAAAAGCGGAAGCGCAATCACGTTCGGCGGAGTGCGCATTCTGGTAGATAGCGGTGGCGCTGAAACCGGCTACGGTGAAGAACTGCTGATATCCATGGAGCAGAAGCAACCGCTTCTTTCCGATTCTCCTGACGTTGGAAAAACCTGCGCCGGTGAGATCAACGTTGAAATGATTCATCCCTATGGTGATATCCCCAAACGTGCGCTTCTTCGGCCATACGTCAGAGCTGCAAATGAGAATGCCGTCTCTGAATGGCTGCCACAAGGAAAGTATTACATTGACAAACGGAGCGAAGGAGAAATCGGCGACCGGACAAAACTAACGCTCCACGGATACGACGGAATGCTTCTTCTGGAAGAAGACTATCCGGCAGAATCCTCACTTAACTGGCCTGCAAGTGACATTGAAGTTCTGAAAGAGATTTCCGATGCAGTCGGCATCTCGCTGGATAGCCGGGTATATCAAATCGTCACTTCTGGTTACGAAATCCCGTACCCTGCCGGGTACAGCTGCCGCGAGGTCATTGGCTACATCGGCGCAATGTACACCGGCTCCTGGGCTATGACGGCCACCGGAGAATTGATGCTGGTCACGCTCACGGGTCTTCCGAAGGAAACCAACTATCTGATTGTTGGCGGAAGCGATAACAGAGCGATCACGTTTGGAGGTGCCAGAATCCTTGTTTGATAAGTTCATCATCGGGTCTGCCGCCGACAGCCTGAAAATATCAGACCCACTCAGCGCGTACAGCCGAGTCACGTTGAAGGTTGCTGACGGCGTGGAGTATACGGCGGGTACAGACAGCGGCAAGGAACTGATCTCCGAAAACCCTTTCGGAACTCAGAAAATGGCAAACGATATGTTGACCAGAATCAACGGCTATTCCTACCAGACGTATACGGCTACAGGCGCAATCTTAGACCCGGCGGCGGAGATTGGAGACGCGGTTCAGGTTGATGGAACCTATGGCGGCATTTACAGCGTGTCAAAGTCCTACGGGAAAATGATACGCGCGGATGTTTCCGCCCCCGGATCTGAGGAAATTGACGAATCCGTTCCCTATAAATCCCACGAAACACGTAAGGTAGAACGTCAGTTTATAGAAACCCGGGCGCAACTGAAAATTCAGGCCGACCAGATTTCCGCCGAGGTCTCTGCCCGTATCGAACAAGGGAACGAACTCACATCACGGCTGGACATTCAGAGCGACCAGATTTCCGCGCGGGTGACCAAAACCGGCGGCAGTAGTTCGTCCTTCGGTTGGGAGCTGCTTAATGATTCCTGGACGGTCAAGGCCAACAATACCACGGTGTTCCGAATCACCAAATCCGGCGCAGAAGTCCGTGGAAAGTTCATCGCCTTAAGCGGCAAAATCGGCGGTCTTGATATCCAATCCGACTACCTCAGCTATAACAATCAGGTCTGGAACGGCACCAACAGCCGGGGTATTTACATTGGTGTTAACGGCATTCAGTGCGGCTCTGAGGCTAACGGTGTGCAGATTACGCCGACCGGGAATCTGTACGCTGAGAATGGCTATTTCCGGGGAAGCGTCAGAGCCGGTATGATTGACTACGGTGGAGACGATGGCTATTTCAACGGCGGAGGCATTTCCACCGGTAGTATCTACGGCAGCCGACTGGTAGATAATACGGTATCTACTACGTACACCAGTGAAGGTATTAACGAGTCTCTCGGATTCGCTGATTTTGCAAATGGCGTATTCAATGGCTGGAATACCGCGACATACGTTGATGCAACCATATTGTACGCTAGTACTTTCTACTTTGGGGATTATCAGGTGCAGTGGCGTTCGATTACAGACGGAAATGGGCTAACACAAATTGTATTAGCGAGAGTATCGGAGTAGTGGGGGCATTGTAATGGAAAAACTGAAAACAGCAACAGGAAGGGAATTTGACTGTGATTATTTTAATCCCTTTCCACAAATCGGGCAAATCAATATACGCATTACTGGAGAGTCTTTAGCAACGATTGCTACTGTATTTGGAGATCCTGCGGAGACGATACAAATGTGGTACGGAAATCAATATGCCGCGCAATACACAAAACTAATAGCTATTGTACCTAGCTCTGCGGCTACTCGTGTTGTACTAGGGAAGGAGTAAGAATATGAACCCTGTAATGAAACTTAGGGCAGTCCTGAATACCCTTGAGGGCGTTCAGGTCGCAGGACGGGAGAACTGGGACAGGATGCTGGGCAGTATACAGGCCATTGAAGAAGTGGTGCAGGCGCTGTCTGCTCCTACTGGTTCCCAAAAGAGTACCGATGTTGAGGAGGAATGACTTATCGCAGATAAAGCAATATCCGAGCTGATTGCAGCGGAACAGATAAAAGCTTCTGACCTTTTCGTCCTGGAACAGGACAGCGCGGCAAAGAAGCTGACGGGACAAATTCTGCTGAACTGGCTGACCGCAGCCGCTGACGGCCATGGCGGTATCAGCAGCATCGTGAAGCATTCCACCAGCGGCCTTACGGATACATACCGTATCACCATGGCGGACACCACTACCTTTGACTTCACCGTAAAAAACGGTCGGAGCATTTCAACCATTGCCAAAGTCTCCGCCAGCGGGCTGGTAGACACGTACCGTATTACCTATAACGATAATACCACTAGCACGTTTACCATCACGAACGGCGCGAAAGGTGACAAAGGCGACAACGCATACGTCTGGATTCGGTACGCGGCGCAGAAGCCCACGGCAGCTTCTCATAGCTTCGGTGTTCTCCCTGACAACTGGATGGGCGTATACAGCGGCAATTCCGCAACTGCCCCAACGGACTGGACGAAGTATCAGTGGTTTGAGATCAAGGGCGAAAAGGGTGACATCGGGAACCCGGCTCTGTTGACCAGTCAGTCCGTAACATACCAAGCTAGCACATCCGGGAATGTTATACCGTCCGGAAACTGGCAAGGCAGCATTCCCACGGTAGCACAGGGCGCTTACCTGTGGACGCGAGTTGCAATGACGTTCAATTCCGGAACCCCGATTTATGCCTACTCCGTCTCCCGTATGGGCTTGGATGGCACCGGTGCTGTATCCAAAGTGTGCGGCAAAGAACCTAACTCCAATGGCAACGTTGAGCTAGAAGCTGAAAATGTTGGGGCGTTGCCTAGTGCTGGCGGTTTAATGACTGGAAATATTGTCATGAACTCCCACCAAATCAAAGTATTAGGTGCGCCCACGGACAGCGCTGATGCTGCAACCAAGGGGTACGTGGATACGGCGTTAAGTAATGCCAAAACGATTGTAAAGACCGCAACGTTAACTGCTGCCGGTTGGTCTGCCAGCGCCCCGTATACCCAGTCTGTTACGGTCTCCGGGCTGACGGATACAAAGCGTGCGATGGCTTATCCAGTATACGGGAGCAACACGGCCACCAATCTTGCGCTGAAAGAGGCGTGCGGCATGGTCAGTTTCGCTTCCCGGTCGGGCAGCACGCTGACGTTTACCTGCCTTGAGGACAAGCCCACGGTGGATATTCCGATTACGGTGGAGGTGTACGTATGAGCATTGCAGTGCCTTTATATGGATTTGGAGCCAGCGGTGGCGGTTCCGGCGGCACCCTTACCGTCACAGCCCCGGCGAACGTCACTGTGACTGTTTCCAAAGACGGCAAGAGTAAGATCAAGAACTCCGGCACCAGCGGCGTGGTTGTCTTCAAGGGGCTTGCAAGCGGGACGTGGACAGTTACCATCACCAGTGACGGCAAGACCGCCCAAAAGAATGTTGTGGTCACAACCGATTATTCCACCGTGATTGCATTTTTCGCAGCCACCATCAACATCACCTATCCCGCCGGTTCGACCTGTACTTGCTCTGACGGTACAACGACTATATCCGCCCCAGACACTAGCGGTACATGGGCTTGCATTGTGCCGAACGCCGGGACGTGGACGGTGACCTCCACAAGCGGGACGGAGACCGACAGCAAGGCCGTAACTATCACCACGGATGGTCAGAGCACCTCTGTGGAGCTGAGCTATGCGCTGTTCCTGTTCAAACCAAATGCCCCGAGCGACATTATAGCCGGTGAGTGGGAAATGCCTGGGAACAGCACTGTAGCCGCAGAAGCAGAATTGGTGGTTAAGTCGGTAAATAACTACAACAACAACGGACTCATTTCTGCACGTACAAAAGGCCAAATTGACCTGACAGAGTATAGCACGCTTCAAGCGACGTGCAAAGCGTCGGGCGGCTCCAATACAAAATTGGAGGTGTACAGTGGTTCGTCCGTAGTTGCTTCGGCAGCAATCGGTACCAATCTTACTACGGTAACGGTTGACATATCTGCCCTGTCCGGGCTTCACAGTATCGGTTTTGGCGGTAGGCATACCGCGTATTTGACGATTACATACACCGCGACGGAAATCAAATTGCTGAAATAGGAGGGCGGCGCATGAAAACGATTTACATTGATTCCGAGTTTAAGTGCCACGTTTCCCCCAGCAGAGGGTACACTTCCGTTGAAACGGACGCTTTCGATGGCAAATGCGACGCCTACATTGAGGGCTACCGCTTCATCCCGGCAGGTCAGACGTGGACACGTGCTGACGGCGTGGTGTTCACCGGCGAAATGATTGCCCCGTGGAAACCCTGGGATGAACTTGACGCCGCCCAGCGGGAGTATGAGAGGGAGCAGTATCAGACGGTTGTTGCTCAAAATACCGAATATGAATCTGCGTTGACTGAAATTGAAACCGCTCTGGGGGTGAATAACGCATGATGACCATCGAAGAGCGTAAAAACGCTATCCTTGCGAAAATCAGGGAGATAAAAGCCAGCGGCGGCGAGGAACAGCTGAAAGAGCTGGATGAAGCTTACAAGAAGGGGGTTGACAGTCTGTGACACAAGAGGAAAGAAAAAGCATCATGTATGCTCAGGGACGGGCGAACGCGCTTGCCTTGCAGGAGAAAGCCCCGGACATGACAGGCACCGAACTGAACGCGGCGGATAGCGACATTCCCGGTTTCAAGGCCGCTGTCGCAAACAAAAACATGTTGGAGCGCAAGACCGGGTTTGTGTGTCAATCATCTGCTGGCCGTGTGGTGCGGCTTGTGCAGCCCTACGACAGCACTATCTACACTAAGGAGCCAGAGGAACTTCCAGCGCAGTGGGGGTTTGCGTGGAGCACCGACCCAGCAAAAGCGTTGCCATTCGTCGCTATATCTACTAGCCCCTATAATAAGGGCGAATGCTGCACGGAAGGCGGTAAAGTATACCGTTCAACGATGGGCAATAATGTATGGTCGCCGTCCGCATACCCCAAGGGCTGGGAAGAGGTGAACGTATGACGGTAAAGCAAATTCAATGCCTGTTGACTTATCTAGGCTATTCTCCCGGCACGATTGACGGCATCGAGGGCAGGAATACCCAAGGGGCAATTCGGGCGTTTCAGGCCGACTACGGGCTTGCCGTGGACGGGATTCCGGGTGCGGCTACCCAGAAAATGCTGATCGGCGCGATCGCCGGGACGGCGGTAAAGGTGGAGAAGCCGGAGAACAGCGACGCGCCGAAAACCGGGACGTTCTGGGACGATATCCGGTATTTCACCCGGGAGGAGTTCCGGTGCCAGTGCGGCGGGAAATACTGCAACGGCTTCCCCGCAGAACCGGTGGAGGAAACCGTCCGCATGGCGGATGAGATACGCCGCCGGGCGGGGGTTCCCCTGAATGTGAATTCCGGTGTGCGGTGCAAGCGGCACAACGCCGAGGTGGGCGGAGTATCCAACTCCCTGCACACCACGGGACAGGCCGTAGACCTCTCAGGGGCTATCTCCCCGGAGAAACTGTATGCTATAGCGCAGGAGGTACAGGCCGAGAAAATCCCCGGGCGGGGCGGCCTGGGGCTGTACGGATGGGGGATTCACGAGGACAACGGGAAGTACAGCCGGTGGAGTGGCTGAGAAGGGAGTATGCCAATGGAAGAAACGGAAATCGCCGGGAGGCTTTCTGCGGTAGAACAGCGGAGCAAATCCAACTCCCACCGCCTGGACGCGCTGGAACGGCACACGGAAGCGGTGAACACGCTGGCAACGTCTGTTGCCGTCATGGCGGAGAAGGTGGAAGTTACCGGGGAGAAGGTTGACGGCCTCTGCACGGACGTGCAGGAGCTGAAATCCGAACCCGGCAAGCGGTGGAAATCTGTGGTGGAAAGGGTCATCTACATCGTCGTGGCCGCTGTCGTAGGGTTTATTCTTGCCCGGCTTGGGCTGGGCTGATTTTTAAGGAGGAAAACAAAATGATTAACTGGATTGTACGTGTCAAAAACAAGAACTTCTGGCTGGCCGCAATTCCCGCGCTGCTTCTGCTGGTGCAGACGGTGGCCGCCTTGTTCGGCTTTACGCTGGACTTGGGCGAAATCGGCGATAAGCTTCTGGCCGTGGTGAACGCCGTGTTTGCCCTGCTGGTGATTCTGGGTGTGGTCAATGATCCTACCACCGCCGGTATCGCTGACAGCAAACAGGCAAGAACTTACAGTTCCCCCAAGGAGGACTGATTCCATAAATGGATAAATCCCGGATAAACCGGGTGGTTGTGAAAGAATTTGACAGGCTGGCGTATCTAACGCCACTGGAAATGGATGTCCTAACCACCCGTGCCGCCGGGAAAAGCCAGATATGGCAATCACAAAATCTCCATGTGTCCCAAGCCACGATAACCAGGGTTGTCCGAAGATTGCAGCAGAAATATGATGCAGTCAAGGGGTACAGTGCCACACTCCCGGATGACCTAGTTATTTGACCACAAATTGACGATTTTCTGACGAAAACCAGGCGAAACGATGATGATTCGTTCGCCTGGTTTTTTGTTATTATAATGACAGAAGGTGGCCACCTCCTAATATTTTGAAGGAGGACTTCTAAACTATGGAAGTAGAAAAGGATTATGCAAGCAAAGGCGTAGCCGGTGCCGGTCTTGGCACGGGTATTGCCGGTCTGGCGCTGGGCGTGATGAATGCTGCGGGCGGTCTGGGCGCTCTGGCTCTCGGCAACCGCAATTCTGTTCCCACCGCTCCAGTTATGCCCGCCATGCCCTATGGCTATGGCTGGGGCGGGTGCAGCGAGAACATGCCCGTGAGCCGGTATGAACTGGATCGTGAGCAGCAGCTCGCCGCCAAGGATTCCGAAATCGCGCTGTTGAAGGCAAACGCCTACAACGACCAGAAATCCATTGAGCTGTACGCTTACATTGACGGACAGCTCAAGGACATTCGCAAGACCCTGTGCGATCAGGCCGTACACAATCAGCGCACTGAGGACAGCTTCGCGCTGGTTCGTCAGGACGTGGAATGCGTTCGGGCTGAGCTGTCCAAGGACATCAAGATCGAGGCAGAGCGGCGTTGCTGCGCTGACAATTCCATCGTGACTTACGCCAACGCGACCTTCTATCCGAAGCAGGTTGCCGACGTGACCACCGGAACCGGCACCACGGCACAGACGCTGTACAACCCCCTGCCCAAGTGCGGCGGGTGCTGCAACGGTTGATTCCCGACAATTGGGGCGGCAGCCGCCGCCCCATACTTTCAAGGAGGTAATTTATGATTCCTATGGAAAACGTGCAGGCAGGGCTTGCAAGATTCATTGACAGAAGCATTGCTCCAAGTCTTTCCGGCTGGGACAGAGTTCTGGTGGCCGGGGCTGGGGGGCTGCTTACCGCAAATTTCCCGAAGATTATTGCCCAGTACGCAGATCATCCCATGGTAAAGGCGCTGGGCGTTTACGATATGGAGCATGGCACGGTGGATGTTGACGCCCTGTATAACGCCGCAAAGCCATACATGGGGGCAGAGGCGCTTCCCGTGAAAATCCCCGGAATCGGGCTTACGCTCAAGCTGGGAAAGCAAGATATTGATACGCTGTATGCGTACATTCAGGAGGGCATCAGATGAAAGAAATCAAACTGCTGATGGAGCACATTGAGGATGAGCTGGAGGACGCGCACACCTACGCAGAGCTGGCCGT